CATGGGGATTAAACGGCAGGCGATAGCACGGATGCCCCTCTTCAGGTGGATTATACGGAGGTGGTCAGCGTGACAGATATTGAGACAGTGAGACTCTTAACCGGGGACAAAGACATACTTGCCTATGTGTTCACAAATGCGGAGGTGCAGGTTTTCTTAACTCTGAATGGCGACTCTATCAACCTCGCCTCCGCTACCCTTCTGGAAGCCTGGGCGGCGCAGTATTCTGCCAATGCGGATAACGAGAAGATAGGCGACTACTCTTACACCCAGACCATAGTCAACAAGATGCTGGCATTGGCCACGAGATTAAGGGAGACAGACGCGCTCACGCCCGCGATGGACTGGGCATCGTTCAACTTCACCGATATTGAGGAAGTGGTATGAGCTTTGACTCCCTGCTAATCAATAACTGTATTGTTAAATGGTATCCTCCCGGTGCCTTTGACCCTTATGGCAATCCCGTCAAGGTCTGGGCGGATAAGCCGGGATTGGCAGATGAACATTGTCGCATCTCTTACCCCTCGGGCAAACAGATTCAGAGGGTACAGAGGTTACCCCTGTTGACGCGGTACTGTTTATGAACGATGTGGACGTGACCGAGCATGATACGGTGATAGTTGACACAGTAGAATACGAAATCCTGTTCGTGGCTACTTTACAGAACGGCTTTGGCGGGCATCATAAGCAGTTATCTTTGAAGAGGATAATCCCATGAAGATAGAGGTTGAATTCAAAGTCGACCTGAAGACCGAAGCGGTACAGAAGGCCGTTGAGGAGGCCACCCGCTTGGGATTACGTGACACAATTGTCTCTATAGGGGCAGATGCTATTAAGGGAACTCGGAAAGACACAGGTAATAACATGCGCTCGATATTCTATGGGGTAAGTGGTATGGGGGGGCATAAGCAAAGTTCGCCAGGGCGCCAGTCTACAGATACCTGGACTGGGCCTGATGATTCTATACTGGATGATAGGAAGATAGAGGGAGCAGTCTACTCCACCTCGGGCTATGGTGGGTATCTTGAAACGGGAACGGTTCGTATGGGGGCTCGCCCCTATTTCCGGCCTGCCCTGGACAGGAATGCTAAAGACCTTCCCGAGAATATCAAGAGGCACCTTAATGGCTAGCGGTGATGTAAACGCCATTCTAAGGACCTATCTGGTGACTGCTTTAGCGGCAGAGGCCTGGGTTGCCAGAATCTACTGCCCGAGGCTCCCAGAAGGGGCTAGGCTGCCCGCCTTGGCATTCTTTGTGCGTGGTGGTACATCCACCCCATATATCCCCGCTATCGTCTCTCCCAGTGTTCAATTCGACTGCTGGGGGACAAGCCCGATAGAGGCGAGGTCGGTGTATATCGCCTTATACGATTGCCTACAGGGAATAGAGAATGTGACCGTAGGGGCCTATAAAATCAAGTCCGCCATAGAGGAGGTACAAGGGTATGAGATGCAAGATGTAGAGTTTCCCGGTTATCACCGGGTAGTGACGTTCTTCGAAATAATGCTGCAAATCTAGGAGGTAACAAGTGGCTGAAACAACTTTCACAGTCGTCGAATGCACCAAGACGGGGATTCCTGACATTTCCGTACACGCTAGTCATGTGGATGGGACCACGATTACCAATGCGGACTATGGCCGTATCCCCAATGATGGAAAGGTTGTCCTATTGGTGGATGCGGTAGCTGCGGACACCTTCACCTTCACGCCTGTCCTGGATAAATATGGGCGGACAGAAACCCTTGCCGTGCCAATAGTCATAACTGACTTTGGTATCATCGGTCCGTTCAATCCCGAAATCTGGAACCAAGCGGACGGATGCGTGATTTTCAAACTTACTACGGGTGGTGCCGTTATTATGCTGGCCGTTAGGGTCGGGACTCCCACGTAGACAGAGGAGGTAAGATATGGCTGATATAACATTTACAGTCAACGAAGGGACTAAAGCAGGCTTTATGGACCTGGTAGCGGGACCAAACATGCGGGATGGTAATGCGCCAGCCGGAGATAACTTCTATATGCCCAATGATGGCAAGGTTATTCTCCTGGTTACATCAACTGCTGCTACGTCCGCTATTAACTTCGTTCCAGTACTCGATAAATTTGGGCGGACCAGTACGCCGTCACCTTGGGTAGTGACACCCACGACCCTAAAGCTTTGCGTAATCGGCCCATTTAACCCGGAAATCTGGAATCAACCCAATGGTTGTGTCCAATTCAAGGGGGCTGCCCCTGTAGCGACTGACCATTATGTAGCTGTGCGCGTGGGCAACCCGACGTAGAGGAGGTGAAATATGGGATTTGCTGCTAATGTATTGGTGGGTGTAGCCACACTTTCCATCAAGTATCCAATCGGCGGTGTATACGTTGATGTGGGATACACTGAAGATGGGGTCAAGTTCGAATACAGCGTCGACAAGACGCAGATTCGGGTTGAGGAGAAGACCTATCCGTTGACCCAGGTCATCAATACCGAGGACCTGAAGGTGACGGCCAACCTCGCCGAGGCGACACTGCATAACCTCTTTGTCGCAATCGCCGGGGCCTCTCAGGTTGGGAATATCATCACCATCGGCAACGGCGTTGACAAGGAAATGAGCGTCAAGATTGTCGGCATAAATCCGGCTGGGTTTGCCAGGACGGTTGAAATCCCCTGCGCGGTAGCCTCTGGAACTGTAGGCCTTTCGTGGAGGAAGAATGAGAAGACGGTTATCCCGGTTACCTTCGATGCCCTTGAATCGCCCGCCGGGAATCTTTGCACGATAACTGACGCCGTAGCATGAGAACTGAGGAGGAGAAGGTCATACAGGCTCCCATCAAGATAGTGTTGGGGGGTAAGGAATACGAGGTCAAACCTCTAGTCATCAAAGACTCACGGGGATGGCGTGCCGAGCTGTCTAAGATGCTCGGCATGCTACCCCGATATGCCAACGTGACCACTGACACACCGGATAAGTTTCAGGCGGCATTAGACTCTATGCTCATCTCCATGCCGGATAAGGTAGTGGATTTAGTCTTCGCTTATGCCCCCGGACTTGACCGGGAAGCAATTGAGGCTATAGCAACTGACGCTGAGATGGCTAAGGCATTTGAGCAGATTCTTGAGGTGGCCTTCCCTTTAGCAGTGAGCACAGTGGGGGCGATGGCAAAACTGTCACGATAGGTGAGGCGTATGAATTTCTCCTTGCCGAGTGGCACATCGCCCCCGATTACATCGTCGCAAACTGGACACATGAGTTGTTGAACTTGATGATAGAAAAGCTAGTGGCACGAAAAAAGAGAGAGGTAGAGGCTATGTCTCCAAAAGATGATACTATGCCCGATACTGCCCTCTTTCACCAGATGGGAAAACACGTAAAGGTAGTGAAACAATGAGCATTTCCATTGGAGACGCCATCCTGAAAGTCGGCGTTGACAAAGCTGACTTTAACAAATCTATGGGGGATATGGAGAAGAATGTACAATCCTCTATGCAAAAGGTTCAGGGCGGCTTCAAGGTAGCTGGGGCTGCCCTGACAGCCTTTGGTGTCGCTGGTCTTGCCGCAGTTAGTAGTGCCCGCAAGATGAACGCTGAACTGGGGCAGACTGCATTGACAATTGGTGTTAGCACCAAAGAGATGCGTGATTTGGCGCTGAGTGTGACCAATGTCACCTTCCCCTTGGAAAGCGTCAGCAAGACATTCGATATTCTTGCCCGTGCAGGAATAAACAATACCGAGGAAATGAAGAATGCGGCCAATGCCTTCGATAGCCTTGCCGACGCTACTGGTACTTCTGCGGAAAGTGTCGCAGATATTCTCATCCCGTCGTTCAAGAACTTTGGCGTCGCCATGCCGCAGACCGCTGCGGAGCTAGACAAGTTCACCTGGCTGACAAAGAACACAACCGTTGATATTAGCAATTTTGCCGATGCGATGAACTATGTGGCTAAAGAGGGGGCAGACCTCGGAGTTAACCTGGATGATATGGTGGCTATCATGGCTGCCCTTGAAGCTAGAGGTGTTTCGGGAACTGCCGCAACCATGAAGTTCAGGACCGCTATCACCGAGGCTGCGAAGGGGGAGACCACCCTCATTGAAGCTTTGGGTCTTACCAACTATGAGATAGAAACCCAAAACGCCCGTATGCAGGAGGCTACCGGTATTACAGAAAAATATGCCGAGGTAGCTAATACGCAATATGGAGTCATGGATAAGGTCAAGCAGGCGTTCAAGGAGATAACGCTGAAGGCAGGCTCGCTGCTTACTCCAATGGAGCCTCTTCTTGGTATTATGACTACACTTGGTCCCGTCATGCTCTTCATGTCCAGCTCTATGGGGATGACAACTGTCAAGACTATTGCTCATACGGCTGCGCTGATTGCCCACAATGTCGCTATGCTGGCAGCTCGTGCGGCGATGGCCGTGGCAACAACCGCTCAATGGCTGTTCAATGCCGCTATGTCTGCGAATCCCATCGGGCTTGTCATTGCTGCCGTGGTTGCGTTGGTCGCCGGCGGCATTGCTCTATGGAAGAATTGGGATACAGTGGTTGCCTTTTTCAAAGATGCCTGGGAAAAGATGAAAGAATATGCCCTCAAGGGCGTGTTGGTGATACTGGATGCGCTTTCATCGTTCATGGGCTTTATCCCTGGCCTAGGGAATGCGATAGATTCAGCAAGGGACAAAATTCGTTCAATGATTGATGCTGGCAAGGTGGCGGAAGACGCCGGGAAGGTAGTAAAAGCCACCAAGGATATGCAACTGGAAATAGAGAAACTCGCTCAACAAATGACCGAGAGTCTACGTAAGCAACTCGAAGAGGAACGGGACCTTAGATTCGAAGCATTAAAGGAAGCCAAAGACACCGCGCAGGAAGAATACGATGCTCGTATAGAGGCATTGCGTAAAGAATACGGCGAGCTGGCTACCAATGAGAGCAATAAAATGGACCTTGCCCGCCAGACTACGGAAGAGAAACGTAAGCAATTCGATATTGAGATAGGCTTGGCAGAATCGGCATATGAGGCTATCAAGAAGGCGCTTGAAGATGAGCGGGACCTGAAACTCCAGACCATCGCAGACCTCAAGGATGCGGCCCAGGCAGAATATGACAACCGCATCGCCTTGCTAGACCAGGAATACGGTGTCCTGGAGACGCACATTGATAGCAAGATGGACTTGGCTCGTAAGGCGACTGAGGCCCAGAAGAAGCAGTATGATATTGAACTTGATGATGCCCTGTACCTCTATAATGAGAAAATCAAGCTTATCAATGAGGAATATGCCTACAAACTTAGCTATGTAGACCAAGAGGCTGCATATAGAATACAGGCAGCACAGGACCGCATTGATGAAATCAACGGGATAACCGATGCCGAAAATAAGGCTGCGGAAGAGCAAGCCCAAGCGGATAAATTAGCCGCCCTGCAAGCGGCTATAGATATAGCCACGACATTTGAAGACCAGACAAAGGCTGTTGAGGCATTCAATGCCTATCGGGCTGAATTAGCCAAGAAGAACATCCAGGCAGAACGCAATGCGGAGAAAGACACCCTCCGGGCTCTGATGGATACTATCAGGGTACGGGCCGAAGGGGAGAAGGCTAGACTCGCAACTGAGTTGAAGGAGCGGGAGGCCCACGAGACAGGTCTCTACCAGGCGACTGTTGACAGGTTGACCCTTGAGAAAGCGGCCCTGGACACAGCGTTGGAAGAGACATTGAAACGGATTAATGACGAGCGCCTGGCAGTAGAGCAACTTGAGACAGATAGACTCGCAGCTACCACGACTGCCTTGGATGCCCTTAAAGTCGCTGAAGAGACTCATTATACCAAGGCCCTAGCTGACGCCGAGACCTTGAAGAATGTTACCGTGGCAACGCTGGAGTTCGAGAAGGGGCAACTTGATATTGCGTTAGCGCAAGAATTGACCCGGTTGCAACAGGAACGGATAGCCAAAGAAGAGACTGAAACAGCCCTATTCAATGCCTTGCAGAAGCGCCTCGATGATGAAGAAGTGGCACTCACGGCGCATTACGAGAAACAGCTTTCGGATGCCGAACTGCATATAGCGGCTATCAATGCAGCCACGGCAGAACTGAAAGACCGTGTGGTAACAATTACCACCCAAACTATCACAGCCCCCAGTCCAGAACCGAGTGCTGTGGTTATAGGGCGTGGTGAAATATGGCCTGCGGATAAGTATCAGCATGGGGGAGTTATTCCCGAACCGACTCTACTCTATGGTCTGAAATCCAGGAGACCATATGCTATCGCTGGGGAAGCTGGAACGGAATATGTCACCCCAGCAGGTTACAAAACAGCCAATATCATTGTCCAACTTGACAGTAAGATATTGGCGAGAGTCATCGGGCAACCTTTGGTGGAGGAAATCAGGGTGAGACAGGGACTCAAACTATGATAACGATAGAAGTCGGCGGAGTTGATATTATGCGGGAAAAGGGCAGCCTGCATATCAGGAAAGCCATCGAGGAACGGGCAACGGCTGATTTCACAATCGTTGACGAACCGGGGACAGCCTCTTATGTCAAGGGGCAGTTGGTAGATATTATCTCTGACTTGGGGACATTATTTGCAGGCTTTATCCAAACTGTTCACCGTGTCCGAGCCCCGAACTCCACGGTAATGTTTCACTCAATTACCTGTATCGGGAATGTCTATTTAGCTGATAAGAGATTGGCAGGGGAGAGCTACACGGCTCAAACAGCAGGGTTTATAGCAGATGACCTATTCGACAAATACCTCGCCCCGGAAGGGGTAACTATCGGCCCCCCCATCCAGGCCGGCCCCACAATCGCCGAGATGGTTATCAACTATGCGCCGGTCTCCGAGGCATTGATAAAACTGGCTGAGTTCTCCGGGTTTATCTGGGATATAAACGATGCCAAGGAACTCTTCTTTGGTGCTCGGGATACTACTGCTGCCCCGTTTATATTGGACAAAAGCAATATCAATCGCTTTTCTCCCTCCTCTACTCAATCCGCCTACCAGTACCGCAATAGACAGTATCTCAGGGGCGGTAGGGCAGTCACCGTATTGCAGACGGAGAATATGATAGGGGATGGGCAGATGACCGCCTTCGCCCTTGGCTATCCGATAGCTAAAGAGCCGGATTCCATAAAGGTCGCGGCTGCGGTGCAGACTATGGGACCGAAGGGCGTTGACACAGTAAAGCAAGTCTATTGGGCCAAGTCCGACCCAATTATCAACTTTGCTACGCCTCCTGGGAATGGCGTAGCTATCGAAGTCAAATACTACGGCGAGTATGACATATTAGTTATGAGGGAGGACGCCGCTGCAATCGCCGCCAGACAAGCCATAGAAGGCGGAACCGGGATTACAGAGGCGATGGATGACGAGCCCTCCCTAGCGTCAAAGGATGCCGCTTTAGCTGCGGCTTTGGCGAAGCTGGACAAATACGGCATCATCGGGGAGCTGTTCAGTTGCGAGACCTTCACCTATGGATTGGAGCCCGC